CCCTGCATTAGCAAAGGTGATCTGGGGGCTAACGCGCCCCCTGATCACTAATTGCGCTTTGGTTCTTTCGAACCAAAGTTTGGATTTAAGATATCTCGCAAAGTGTTTTTCTTACACAGAGCGGAGCTTAAATCGCACTCCCCTGATCGTTGGAAAAGATCCAACGAATCTGCTAACATGGCTTTTGAGACCATGCACCCACCTCGATGATTTTCAACTTATTGTAAAGAGTTGACAACCTGTGAAGGATGTCTTTTCCAAACAATCTTAGTTGAGAATCGTCGCTTAGACTGCTTTAAGTGATCAGTACCCCGTTCAATTAACGGGGTCATGAAAGCTTTAAGCAGGGCACCTTCATCGTCCAACTTGTCTTTCATCTTATGATTGACAAGCACAGGGCCTTTGAAACAAAGGCGCTGCAGCTCCTTATCCCAAGAAGTGGCATAAGAAGCATCAGGGCGTGAATGCCATCCAAGTGAACCAGACTCACGAGAAACAAGGGGAAGCCTCCGTTTTAGAGAGGACTCAACAAGATCTCGTAAGGTGGTCGCAAGTTCGTAGTGCCCTTTCATCCAACATTGGTTTGAAAGGGATACGAAACCGGCCAAAGCACTTGGCTCTAAGTTAGGTTCATCTGGCTTGTCCTTAACGTATATTGGGGTAACTTCATACCCCCGATACGCGTCAAGGCCGCAGCTTTCTCTGAAGTTACCCTCAAAGAAAGACTTCTTTCGGTTGACTTTAAGACCGAAAGATTCAAGCCAGTCCATAGCCTGATGAACAAGTTCAGTCTTTACGATGATATCATCACCGTAAACACGAACTTGTCTGGCCATACGCCTAACGTTCCCATAGCTTGGACGAAGTCCAAGACACGCCAGATGTGATGTAATCACAATCGCTGTGAATACAATCGACTGGACTGGGAAAGTTAAAGCGTTACCCATACCGGCGAACTTAAAGAGCTCATGAGGTGGTTTCCCAATCTCATGAACCATTTGGGTTCTACAATCGAGCATTGCCTGAAGAAAATCAGGCACTTCGGCAAATGCCTTCTCAACTAAAGTCAAGCTGAGTCGGTCAGATGCCGAAGATAAATCGAGTGTAGACCATTCACCGGTACGAGATCCTTCCAGAGCAAGTTGTTGATTCTTGCTCTGGTCGGTAAGTGCTAGGGACAAAGACAGGAGACTATGCCTAGAGATGTAATCTCTAAGTATGGTGTTTAACCCCTGCTGAACAAACATGTTCAGAAGAGGTTCAACTGTGATTGTCCTTCGCTGTCCTGAATTCTTAGGGACAGTGATAAGCCTAGCACATTGGCCAGAAGACAGTCTACTAGCGCTGACTCTCGCTGGATCTGAGACTTTTGGCAATGTTCCCGCGTAAGCAGGACATTTACCAAGGTCCCTCTCGACTTCGATGAGAAGGGCCTCTTCGGTTCTTGAAGAACTGAAAAAAGTGTCAAATCCGTAGAGAGAAACCCAGGGCGCATCAGCAAATTGCTGCAGCGCCCTAGCAACTCCACTCCATTTCTGGTTTGGAGACAGTGCCTCGTAGACGGCACCCGGTCCGTGTTTTGCAGGTATCGCATTGCCCTGAGGAGCCGCGAGGCCACCCAGGAGATATCTGCATACACGTGAGAACAGATATAAGCGCGTTGTGTCAGCGAGAATCGCGGACTCACACGCTCTATCTGTATCCCAGAAAGTGTCGCATGCCTTAGAGTGTAGTTCATCACTACGCTCGTCCGACATGCTACACTTCTTAAACAGTCTAAGTACCTCACGTAGGCACTTAATTGCTCCAATACTTGGGGCCTGTTTAAGAGAACCGGTTTTAGAGTCGAACACTTCGCACAGCAAACCCGAAAACAATCTCGGGAGAGCTCCTCCTCGAATTCTTGTGAAGCCGAGGGGGCAGGCGAACGTACCAGATGCGAGGCCCGAGTCAAGGGCATCGCACAAGGTACAAAGGGCGATGGATAAGAATCCATAGCCCTCGTGTTCAAATCGTGCATTGATCGTGATGATATCACGGTCAATTCCTTTCACATCAGGCTCTAGCCTCTTAACACCAGTTAAGAGGCTGGATAGGAGAACTATCGGACTTTTCATGGCTCCTCCTTGAGGTAGTCATTCCGAGTCACGATAGTCGATCCCGGCGGAGAGTTAGGGGCTCTTGGCGGATACGCCCTCACGGGCTTTCGCCTCGAACTCCAATCGTTCAAGCCTCCGATACATCTCTACGAGTCTTGGAGAGCCTTCCAAGGGTGATAAGTCCCTAGGTTGGGGCTCCAATTGTAGATCTGTACCGTCAGTTTGAATGACCACCCTCCGCATCACGCTACGGGTGCAAAACACAGTGAGAAGTTCACTAAGAACAATCACTGCATTTTTAAGGAAGTTACGCATGAGTGCTCCTCTTTCAAGAGAGCACACAAGCGTGCCCCCTTATTCAGCCCAGTTAGTTAAGACTGGAACTGAAGCAACTTGGTAGACGTGACGTCCGCGTCGGCAAGAGTATCCGTAAGGGCTTTAACGAGAGCCACCATAGCGGCCTCGCTAAACCCGAACGGAGGAACAGAGATAGATATTGACGCCTTAGCAGTTTGCTTCGACGTCAATCCAGTGTAAGGACTCACAGCGTCGACCGTCAATGCAATTTGCATATAATGACGATCGCCGGTCTTTGAGTTCTTACTATGGTTAATGATGAGATCATAAAGATCTGCACCATTATGCCTTCTCTCTGTACCGTACCCATCATTGCGAATAACGTAGAAGTTAAGCGCAGGAGTGGGTGCGGATGCCGCAACGGCAATGGGATCAACTAGCATAACGTCTCCTATGGTTGGCCGTAGGCCATTTGGTCTCCGGCTTAACGGGTGAACTTCGTAAGAAGCGCACCTATGATGGCTTTTTGCTCTGTACTCAGACTAGAGTCCAGAGTAATTGCTTTCACGCCTGGAAGAGTTCCAATGTCCTTCCGTAGTTGGTACCTATACTGTAACCGCGCTGAATAGTGGTACTTCCTAACAGAGGAAGTAAACCACTGAGTCAGTGGTGGGCTACGAGAATAGGATTGGAACTCGGTGCTTTTGGTTACATGTGTTCCAGTGATCTGACCTACACTCTTATAGGTTAGAAAACCGTAATTGACTAGAGACGGGTCTGAGTTGATTTTCTCAACAGCGTTGAGATAATCGCCCAGACCTGAAAACCAGTCAATTAGCCACGACCAAGGGATAAGATTATACGTATCCGCTGGAGATGGGATCACACCGAACAACTGATCATACAGATGCATGTTCAGTTGAGGGATTGACACTTTTGGCATGTTTATGATACTGTTGACTACACAACGTAGTTCAACAGACCTCTTGGCAATCTGACCAAGAGAATCAGTAGACTCGCCAACCGTGTTAAAGTAATCAAAAGCCGGAACGTTGCTCATCGTTTCCTCAAATTTCATCGAGGAACGAGTTGTTGTAGGCACACCATTTCGCTCCAGAAGGAAGTTCATCCTTTTGGCGACGAGAGTAGGAGCCTGCAACATCTTCCGTATCGACTTTACAGTGGCTTCCCAACCGAACTTATAAGATAAGTATTCGTTGGCAGCATCTCTACCCGTAAAACTTTTGGTTTTACGACCAGAGAGACCTGACTGAAGCCGTCTGTAATGCTCAGTAGCGCCCCTCAACATACGGGGTAAGTCTTTGAGCTCCGCTAGGTTGTAATAAAGATCGTACGTTCGATGTTCTGGTAACGCTCTAGTTATCAGACCAGCGACGTGTTTACCCATCAGGGTAGACGCGTTAGTACGTTCGTTAGTCAACAACGTAGCGAATATCGATGCCGGAACCGTAGCACCGGGCCCTTTAAACGTAGAAATATCAGACGTATACGAGCGGAGATATTGTGTAAGTCCGCACGTTTCGGCTGTCGAATCCACCATGTCCGTATAAACGTGATGTTTAGTCGGACTTAGTAGTTTCGGGGCGAACATTTCAAATTCGCCATACTTCTGCGTCAAAGTTCTGGTTCTAACTGTAGAATCAGAAACGAACCCTTGAACATGTTGCTGCGATGATAAATTCGCAGACCCCAAGTTCAAGTATGTTTTGTAGTCGAGCCTGCCTTGGTCGCGAGTGCCACCAATGCAGGTCACTTGGTTTTGTAGTATATGCGACTCTCTTTTCCTACTATAGGAACGAGCAGACGGATATACACAAGTGAAAACTCGAGTACGGTTCGTGGGAGCGATTAAATCCTTTGAGAAATTGAACTTAGACGTTGGATCTAGAGCGAAAGCTAAAGATCCAATAATCGTAGGTCCAAAAAGCTCATAGGCAAACCGCTCAATCCCGAGCTTCGAAGCAACCAGGTGTTCACGAGCACGCGCCACATACATACAGTGTGGATCTAGACGACCGGAAACATCACTATAACAGGGATGGTTCTTTAGTTCGACTAGATTGGGTCGCGTAGTCATAAAACCTCCTGACGTGAAAGGGATGGAAGAGACCTAGCCAAGGTCTCAGGGGAGAGCGCAAGCTCTC